AATGGAACATCCATTGGTGGATTTACAGAATTAAGAAAATACATTGACGAAACCGGATTCAATGGTACCGGATACTAATAAGGAAATTAAAAATGTTAATTAATAAAGGCGTGGGCATAGGCGAAGTTATCACATTAAAGCTAACCAGCGGTGAAGAACTTATTGCTAAATTGGTAGAAGAAACTGATACCTATTATAAGTTATCAAGAATACAAGTAATTGGTATGGGTCCTAAAGGCCCTGGTCTAATGCCCTACTTGTTTACTGTTAGTCCAGATGCAGATGTTCGTTTGCAAAAGTCCACAGTTACAGTAGCAGAAGCAACTGATGAAGCGTTTGCTAAACAGTTTCTTGAATCAACTACTGGCATTGCCTTAATCTAACATCATGCATAAGTTTGTAATAAAACGTAATGGTGTTTTAGAAACTTACACACAATATGAAGACATACCAGACGACTTTGATCATGTGATTGAGTTCCTTCCACACATCCCAGATGGGCCGCACACAGATGAAGAGCATGATGAATTGGCAAAATGGAATGATCGATTACAAGAATTAATGAGGAAAGAATATGCCCGCAGTAACAAGAATAGGTGATGCAGACGTAGCACATTGTAGTGGAATGACCAGAGCCGTCGGTTCAGGCAATGTATTTGCTAACAGTATTGCTGTTAGTCGCCAAACTGATGTGAACACTGGACATTTGCTTCCAGGTGGAAGCTCTTGCCCGTCACATGCCGCGCCAATTACCACTGGTTCTCCTACTGTTTTTATAAACAACTTAGGCTGTGGTAGAGTGGGAGATGCTATTACTAGTTGTACCAGTGTGGCCGCTGGCTCACCAAACGTATTTGCCAATTCATAATTAATGAAAATTTATCTAGACATGGACGACGTTGTCGCCGATTGGATGGGATATGCTCGTGCATACTTACGTATGGAATGGAAAGAAGGCGAGATGGTTCCAGACGACAAGTGGCGAAGTCTCAGAGATGATCAGCGTATGTACAGCAAACTTCCTTTAAAAGAAGGTGCCCGGAAATTAGTTGACTGGTGTGAACGTTATGTTGGCCGTAACCCAGATACTGAACTTTACTTTTTAAGTGCAATTCCACATAATAACGACATGCCTTGGGCAATTCAAGATAAAGTATTTTGGGCATACAAACATTTTCCAGGTATTCCAGTTTTTCTTGGACCATACAGTCATGACAAATGGGTACGTTGCCAGCCTGGTGACATACTGATTGATGACCGTACAAGTAACTGCGAAGAATGGATTAGGGCCGGTGGACATGCACATATCTATAGAAATTGGCCAGACTGTAAAGTTTGGTTAGAATCACTTCTGCAGACGTCTACAACAACAAACAATAACTAATATAACAAAAGGAGACCATAACATGGCAACAAACAAATATTCAGAATTCACAAAAATCGTTGAGGCAATGGAAGCAGACTTTGAAAAGTTCTACGACAAAGAGGTAGGTGCCGCAGGTACTCGTGTTCGTAAGGCTTGCCAAGATTTGGCTAAGTTGTGCAAAGAAACTCGTAACGATGTTACCGCAGTTAAGAACGAACGTAAGCCAGCGGACAAGAAATAAGTCAACGAAACCCCTGGTAAATACGTTATATACTTACAAGGGGTATAATATGAAAAAACTTTTAACTGTTCTTTTACTAACTGTCAGTGCTACAGCATTTGCTCAACATAATCATGGTTGGAGACATCATGGTCATCGTCCGCATGGTCCTAGCTTCGGCTATTGGCTAGCGCCTGTAGTTATTGGCGGAGTAGTTGGCGCGGCCATTGCTAATAATAATCGTCGTGAAACTGTTGTCATAGAACAACAGCCTATTGTTGTACAACCATTACAACAGAATTGTACAGCATGGAAAGAAGTACACACCTCAGAAGGCAATACTTACAGAGAGAGAACTTGTTATGGCTTACAGTGATAAGGTAGTTGACCACTATGAAAATCCCAGGAATGTCGGATCTTTTGATAAGAGTGATCCTGATATTGGTACTGGTATGGTTGGCGCACCTGCTTGCGGCGATGTGATGAAATTACAGATAAAGGTTGATCATGATACAGGTATTATTACAGATGCAAAATTTAAAACGTATGGCTGCGGATCGGCTATCGCGAGCTCGAGCCTCATTACGGAGTGGGTCAAAGGAATGCACATCGACAAAGCCGGAGAAATTAAAAACTCCGAAATCGCCGAAGAACTAGCCTTACCGCCAGTTAAAATACATTGTTCAATATTGGCTGAAGATGCCATCAAAGCAGCCGTAAATGATTACCGTAACAGACACAGCGGCTAAAAAGATCAAACAACAGTTAACCAAACGAGGCCGCGGTATAGGTATCAGGCTAGGTGTAAAAACTACAGGATGCAGTGGGTTAGCCTATGTGTTAGAATTTGTGGATAGCTACGAAGCTGAAGTAGGTGTAACCAACTACGCTCATCCAGATTTTGCCTTATTAGTTGATGCTAAATCAGAAGTCTATTTAAAAGGCCTAATAGTTGATTGGATTCGCAATGGCCTCAATGAAGGATTTGAATTTCGAAATCCAAATGAACGTGACAAATGTGGATGTGGTGAAAGTTTTAGGGTATGAAAAAAGTGTGGGATAGAAAAGCAACTAGAGATTGGATTGCTCAATTAGAGCATAGAATTGAAGACATTCGATACTACATGGAACGTACTATTCAATGGTGTGAAGCCAACGAAGTGTATAGTGACAGAACTGTATTTGCCTGCATCATTATGACATCAGTTTGGGTTAGCCATATGCGTAACGAACCTATAACCAAAAAAGAATTATTTGAAATGCTGGGTGTAAAAGGTTGGGAAGGTATCGATGATGCTATATATGAGTTCAACGAGGAATATGAATCGTATGAACATGAAGAACTACTAGAAATGGTAGCGGGCTCATTTTAATTGACTGCTAGTCAATTAAACAGTACTAGCAGTTATAGTAAATATTAGAAAGGAGACCCATAATGAAAATGAACATAGATCAAAAAGTGATTTGTGATATTCCTATTTCAATGGTGGATGATATATTAAGTACTATTGAAGAAAAAGATTGGTTTGAGGATGAGTACAGGGCTGGCATTCCGACAATGGCTGGCACAAATTCAATTCCTATATTTCACACTTGCTTATGTGCAACTGCTTTCGATGATGATACATCCATTATGGATATTTCAAAACGAAAATTATACGATAAGTATTTTCCTGTTATAGAGCCAGTATTAGCTTTATTAAAGAATCACTACGAATTTAAACAATATGCTGCTCTTTTAACTAGATGTCATCCTAAAGGTTTTGTTGGTGGTCATGTTGACAGAGGCAACTTTTTAACACTCTGCCATAGGATCCATGTGCCTATTCAAACAAATGACAAGGCAATATATAGAATAGATAATAATTCTTACCATTGGGAAAAAGGTAAGATTTATGAATTTGATAACACGAGAATGCATGGTGTGTATAACGGTGGCGATGATCACAGAATTCATATGATTATCAATCTCTATAATCTAGATCGTTTGGCTACTACTATATAGATACTGTCCAAAAGACTAGACATATTCCTAAAAAGAAGTTACAATACAGATTGTGTTTAACTTTTAGGAGTATGAATTGTCAATGCATTTAGAAGGCCCGTGGTTATCTACTACAGGTAAACGAAAAGGCAAACAAAAGTTTGCTTCATCAGAAGCTAAACGTCGAGCAGAGCAGTTGGACCAAGATTGGAAAGACATCCAAAAAAAGTGGGGTGTTGAGGCAGAAGAAAAGAAACGTAAATAAACTCATTAAAATCTTACTTGTATTGATCGGTCTAGCACTTGTTGGATTTATTGGATACAAAGCGGTCATGTATAAACTTGACCCAAACAAGCAGTTGGTTATGAATAACACCTCAGTCACTGCTGAAGTTAGAAACAAACAGTTAGAATGTTTGGCTCGTAACATCTATTACGAAGCAGGCAACCAACCATTTGAAGGTAAGGTTGCTGTGGCACAGGTTACTATCAATCGTGCCGAAAGCGGACAGTTCCCCAAAGACATCTGTCAAGTTGTTTATCAAAAGAACATAGTCTATGAGAAAGTTCTATGCCAATTTAGTTGGTATTGCGAAACTGCCACTATGACTAGGCCTAGAAATATGGCTGCGTTCAAAGAAAGTGAAATGGTTGCACGTCAGGTCTTATTAGAAGGATTCCGTTTACCCAGCCTTCAGAAGGCACTTTACTTCCACGCTACTCATATCAATCCAAAATGGAACAGAGAACGAGTAGCAACCATTGCCGGTCATGTATTTTACAAATAAGGATTTATCATGCAAGTTAGTTTGAGAGAGTTGGTTAACGTTCGCAGAGTTATGGACAATATTAAAGAAAACATCGGGCACATGTCAGCAGAGACATTAGGTTGGGTTGCCGTAATTCTAGTGCATTTAGCCACTATTCCAACTTTGGTTGCTGTGCTCACTGGACTAACTGAAAAGTTGCCACCAGTTGACATGGTTGCCCTAATGTGGTTGGGCCTGTTTACATTCTTTGTGCGATCAGTAATTGCCAAAGACTTGTTAAACATTATCACAATTGGTTTTGGCTTCTTTGTCCAAGCCATGTTGATGGCACTAATAATCTTTAAGTAATTATATGGGTATAATACCTATAAAAATTACAATAAATACATTCTATGAAGATAACATTAGCCGATAAGTCTATAGCATGGTTTGCGCTCCTAAGCGGATTAACTATATCTGCCGTTGCCATTTGGTATAGTGTTGCAGGATTGGTTAGTATCTTTGCGGCTGCTGTAGTGCCTATTATTGTCATGGGCGTGGTACTAGAGGTTAGTAAACTAATTGCCACTGTCTGGTTAAAGTTAAATTGGCATCGAGCACCTGTATTCATTAAAGGTTATCTGCTCGCTGCCATTGCTATATTAATGCTTATTACTAGTATGGGTATCTTTGGATTCCTAAGTAAAGCACATAGTGATGCTGGCCTAGTGTCAGGTGATGTACAGGCTAAGATTTCAGTCTATGATGAAAAGATTAAGACAGCAAAGGACAATATAGATGCAAACCGCAAAGCTCTTAAACAAATGGATGAAGCTGTCGACCAGGTTATGGGTCGCAGTACTACGGAAACAGGTGCCGACAAAGCAGTGGCAATCCGCCGAGCACAACAAAAAGAACGCAGTCGTCTTCAATCCGAGATTGCAGCCGAACAGAAAACAATTACTCAGCTTAATGAAGAGCGAGCACCCATTGCCGCAGAAGTACGCAAAGTGGAGGCAGAAGTTGGTCCGATAAAATATATTGCTAACTTTATCTACGGTGACAATCCCGATGCTAATGTATTAGAAAAAGCTGTTACATGGGTAATCATTATTATTGTTGTAGTGTTTGACCCGCTAGCTGTTATCCTATTGTTAGCAAGCCAATACTCATTCCAGTGGTTTAGACAAGCTAAAGAAGAAGATGAGTTTGATTATATGGAAGCGCACCTCCGGGAAGTAGCTGACGAGTTAAATCAGGCATTTGCAGATGAGAAGCCCAAAGAAGAAACTGTGTCGAATGATCCGCACCCGCCAGGTTGGATGTTTGACAAACCTGTAGAAGAAAAATCTATATTAGAACAACACCCGTACTTGAATCAACCTTTCTCGCATTTTAAAAATCTAGAACCGATAGTTCACAAAGCAGAGGGTGACAGCCTGACTACGGAGAGTGGAAATGGCATAGCCAACGAAACTACTGTCACAGAACAAGTAGATCCTTTAGATCAGTGGAACAAAATGATTGAAGCCGCTGAAGAAGAAGTTTCTAAAGAAAAATCTGCTGAAGAAATTGTTGACGAAGGAATCAAAGCACTGTTTCCTTATCCAGAAAATCCAATGAAGGGTGATCGTACAACTAGAGAGATTGACGGTGTAATGCGTAATCTTATTTTTAATGGTAGTATGTGGATCAATGCTGACTCGTCTGATCAAGAAGCAGTTAAAGAGTTAGACGAATCAAAAAAAAAGAGCAGCTACATGATGAGGAAAGAGGGAGAGTTAGTCGTGAAGACCAAGGACTAAGCTATGTTCAAAATAGCGAACAGACTCCTAACTCTCTTTGGAATCGTATTAAACACAGAGACAGCTAATTAATAATATGAACCTTGGAAAAATAAACCTAATTACCCCTCCGGATAAGTTGTTTAATCTTAATCCTGGATACCTATTAATCAAACCTAGTACTAAAGTTAAAATGCAGTTCCAGCAACTGCTAAGCCAAAGTATAGATGACTTAAATGTCTACATGTATGACACAGACGAAGTTGATATTGAATGGATGTTAAGTGTTAGCCAACAAGCTGACTTTATCATTATTGACATCGATAATTGTGATTCAATTACTAAACAATTTGTTAGTTTCTTACTAGCACAACCCAATACCCATTATTTGACTACAGATGAAATCACACCTTGGCACCTGATTAGTCGTAATAGGATATATAACTTAGACTGGATTTTAGATGCCTTAAAAGAGGCCAACGATGATAACGAAGAGGAACCCGATGAGGAATAATGTTAGAGGCACTGCCGTAGTGTTAAAAGACGGTGAAGATATTAATCGTGCAATTCGCCGATTTAAAAATAAAATTGAGGAAGTAGGTACACTAAAAACTCTACAAAAGAATGAGTTTTATGAAAAGCCAACTACTGAACGTAAACGCAAGAAATCAGCGGCAAGAGCTCGTTGGATTAAAAAACTGGAAAAAGACTCATTACCTAAGAAAATGTATTGACCTAATAGTCTGTATGTGTTATAATAAGTTTCTTAAAGAAAGATACTTATATGGCAAATACAGATATTATGATCGATTTAGAAACATTGGCAACATCTCCGGATGCTGCCATTCTTACGATTGGTGCAGTAAAGTTTGATCCGTTCGGCGACGATGTAAAAGATCCAAAGTGTGAAAAGTTCTACGTTCGTGTAGACTTAGACAGTTGTGATCGTATTGGGTTAGTTACCAATGATGACACTATCGCTTGGTGGGCTAATCAAAGCAAAGAAGCACAGGACGAAGCGTTCAGTGAAAACAATAGGATTGATGTAGTTGATGCGTTTAATCAACTGTACAAATTTTGTTGGGGTGCTAAACGTGTTTGGAGTCACGGTGCTGCCTTTGACATCGTAATCTGCGAACATGTGTTTAAAAAGATTGGCAAGGCAGTTCCTTGGAGTTTCTGGGAAGCTCGATGTACACGTACACTATTTGACATTGGCATCAATCCACAACGTCCTCCTGTGCTTAAACACCATGCCTTAGAAGATGCATGGAATCAAGCAGTAGGCGTACAGAATGTTTTCAAAACTCTCAAGACAAGTACTACCAGTGCTGGACAATATATCCAACCATTTGCACGTGAAAGATAAATCATGAAAATTAAAGTATTTGCTGTACTCAGTCTACTTGTATCATTAGTTGGTTGTGCAACACCCGTTGACACACCCTTTAAATCTAATAGTGGATCGTCATTGCCAGTTCAAATTGAACTTTTTTTGTCGACATCTAATCAGCCGACGCCTACAGTTGTAATTGCACATGGGTCAGGCGGTGTTAAACCGTCTCAACGAGTTTGGGCATCACTAGCGCAGTCTTGGGGATATAACGCAGTAGTCATTGATCATTATACCCTACGAGGTATTGGCGACCATACTGGTAGAATTGCTCCCGGTGCCGGAGCATGGGATCGGGCTCAAGATATGAATGCTGTTGCTAACTGGATTAAACAACAATCTTGGCATCAAGGTAAACTAGCAGTGGTTGGATTTAGTCAAGGTGGTGCTGGTGTATTTTCATTAATTTCTAGCAAAACTCCTTATGCCGCAGCAATTACATTTTATCCAGCATGTGCAATTAATGCACCTCCTAGCTCACCACAGATACCGACTCAGGTACACCTTGCTGAAAAAGATGATTTAGCCTACATTAGATATTGTACATCTGAATTAACTGATGCCCGGTACCAATCTTACATTTATAAGAATGCAACACACGTATTCGATGTTAATATGACAACTACAACACCATTTACACATCGATATGATCCGGCTGCGGCAAGAGAGTCGCAACAGCGAAGCCGTGAATTTTTAGATCAGAATTTGAGATAATATGAATAATATGCATGATAAACTTAGAGAATTTGAAAGAGCTTCAGGGCTCGAAATTTATGGACTCGGAGCAAAACGAATCCCGTGGGAACATACTATAGAAAAGTTTGCTGAGTTAATTGTCAACGATATTTGCGATGATATGTTATCTCTTGAGCCGATGTATCCGGCAAATGTTGTTGCCTCAAAGATTCGACAAAAGTATAATATTGGAAATAAAGAATGAACGAACAAACTTACGAAGTTATGGCTATCCTACAAGAAGAAGCCGCAGAAGTTATTCAAGCTGTTAGCAAATGCTACAGATTTGGCTTAGATAATTATAAGCCAGGAAAACCGCAAACTAACCGTCAACATTTAGAAGAAGAAATTGGCGATATGCTAGCTATGATCGATATTCTACAGGCAATGGACGAAGTTAGTTTTAACAATATCGAGGCTGCTAGAGAAGCTAAAATTGAAAAGCTAAAACAGTGGTCCACAATTGAAATAGTTCACGAAATGTAATGAAACATAATCAACAATTAATTACAGAATATTTTTCTAAACACTGGAAATCTGGATACGGACGTGGACTTACTAGCCATGCAGTACTTGCAGAAAAAATTAAAGATAACGAATGGATCTTAGATGCAGGATGTGGTGCTAATCCATTTAAAGCATTAGGCAAACAGGTAGTAGGTGTAGATCCTGCGTTTGATGAAGCTGATGTAAAATGTACAATTGAAGAATATGTACCAGATAGACAGTTCGATGTTGCTACATGTTTGGGCAGTATTAACTTTGGAACTGAAGAAGTTGTTGCTGGACAAATTGCCAAAGTGGTTAGCTGTCTTAAACCTACAAGTAGAATTTACTGGAGGTTAAATCCGGGACGCTACGATCACGATAATGAACAATGTCAGAACATTCCATTCTTCCCCTGGACATTTGAAAAATTGCGCGAGTTTGCGGACACTCATAATTATAAACAAACAGTAGAGAAAATTGATGAACATCCAACAAAACCAAGACTCTATGCAGAATGGCATAGAACTGCCTAATAGAATTTTCCTTACAGGCGTACCTGGTAGTAGATGGAGTGGTATTGCACAGACTATCGAATCGTTAACAGGATTCAATACTAGTGATCGAACTCCTACTAGAGAATTTAATCACAGCGGATTTACAGGGCACAAAGGTGCATACTTTGGCAAAGGTATGGAGTTTGAGTCATACTTAGATCCAAAATATATTGACAATGCCTGGTTAACTTCTACAGGATGTAAACTAGTAAAGAGTCATGAGTGGGCTCATAAATTACAAACAATACGAGATGTGTATCCGGACAATTGGATTATGTTAGTTTATCGACCTGATATGATCAGTTATGCATGGTGGCACGAAGCGGGTGGATTTAATATTAAATATCCTAATTACTCAGCATACAAGAATAGTGCTACTATGCTAGGAGAGATTGTAAAACAAAATACTGATATTTTACAATTTGCCAGCAATCACGAACTAACTTGGAATTATTTTACACCCAAATGGATAGAACAAAACTTTGGACAACGTATAGAGGTAAACAACAAATGGTCAGATATATTAGTAACTTTATTAAAGTAATTTTAGCAACATCAATTACATTAACAGCACACGCTTGGGAACCAACTAAACCTGTAACCGCAGTTATAGGATTTGCTCCTGGCTCAGGTAATGAACTTAGTTTTAGAGGATTTAGCAGTCTTATAGAAAAAGCTAATCCTAAAATTAATTTTATTGTAGAAAATCGTCCCGGTGGCGATGGAACCATTGGTATGAATCATTTTATTAAGCAGCCAAATGATGGGTATCACATTTATGTTGCAAGCCATCAAGGTATTTGGGTAACTGCGGAATTTGCTAACCCAGAAAATAAAAAGTATGCGTTAGACGATTTTGAATACGGACTAACACTAGCAAAGAGTCCTCTTGCTATTATTGCACATCACGAAAGTCCTACAAATACTCCTAGAGAATTTATGGATCGTATGAAGAATCCGCAAAAGCCAATTAGTATTGCCGCTGGCTCAGGTGCCCATAAACTTGCCTACGAATATATGATGTATAATATTAAAGGCAATAGAGAACTTATTAAAACAGTGCCTTACAAAGGTCCAGCACAGGCAGGACAAGATGTTGCTGGCGGACATCTAGAATTTGGCATTATTCCAGTAGCTGTGGCTAACACATTAGTTAAGTCAGGTAAGGTTAAAATTATTGCACTTACTAGCGAATATCGAATAGAGGGTCTTAAAGATGTACCTCTAATGAAAGACTTTGTTCCAGGGATGAATGTCTATGCAGCTTGGGGTATTATATTCCCTAAAGGTACAAATAAGGACATTATTAATTGGTATGTAACAAATTTTAGAACTGCTATTAACAGCCCCGAGGGCAAGCAGTTTATTAAAGATAATCTAATGTTTGCAGAACCTAGGGAGCAAAACCCCAAGGGCTTTGAAGCAAGCATGATGGATTTACGAAAACAGTGGATTCCTATCATAAAAGAAGTTGGTTGGAATAATTAAAATATAAATAAATGTGTAGAACGCCGTTAGGGTTTTACACAATCTTGCTTAATTAAGGAGAAACATTATGAGCAAAGTCATCGGTATCGATTTAGGTACAACAAATTCATGCGTAGCGATTATTGAAAATGGAGTCGCAAAAGTAATTGAAAATTCAGAAGGCGCACGTACTACACCTAGTATTGTTGCATACGCTAATGATGAAATTCTAGTAGGCGCAAGCGCAAAGCGTCAAGCAGTAACAAACCCCAAAAATACAATTTATGCTAGCAAACGACTAATCGGACGTAAGTTCAAAGAGTCTGCTGTACAAAAAGACATTGGTCTAATGCCATATACTATTATGGAAGCAGCCAACGGCGATGCATGGGTTAGCGCAGCCGGCAAGGAACTTGCACCTCCGCAGATTTCAGCAGAAGTCTTGCGTAAGATGAAAAAGACTGCTGAAGATTATTTGGGTCACGAAGTAACACAAGCTGTTATTACAGTTCCAGCATACTTTAACGACAGTCAACGTCAAGCTACTAAAGACGCAGGACAAATTGCAGGCCTAGAAGTTCTACGTATTATCAACGAGCCAACAGCGGCTGCACTGGCTTACGGTGTTGATAAGAAAGATAAAAAAGATAGTAAAGTTGCGGTATATGACCTAGGTGGCGGTACATTCGACGTATCTATTATCGAAATTGCCGACGTCGATGGCGATAAGCAAATCGAAGTATTATCTACTAACGGTGATACATTCCTAGGCGGTGAAGACTTTGACCAACGCATCATGGACTTCTTAGTTGACGAGTTTAAGAAAGACAACGGCGTTGATCTTAAGAAAGATACTCTAGCATTACAGCGTTTAAAAGAAGCCGCTGAAAAGGCAAAGATTGAATTGTCTAGTTCAGCTCAGACAGATGTTAATTTGCCATACATCACAGCAGATGCAAGTGGTCCTAAGCATATGAATGTTAAACTAACTCGTGCTAAACTAGAGCAGTTAGTTGATGAGTTGATTCAACGTTCAGTGGGTCCTTGCCAAACTGCTATTAAAGATGCTGGTATTAGTCTAGATGAAATTGACGAAGTTATCCTAGTTGGCGGTATGACTCGTATGCCTAAGGTCCAAGAGACTGTAGAGAAACTATTC